AGCGTGTCGTTCAAGCTCGATGGATTCAGGAGCATCTTTCCGTACACGTTCATGATGCCGGCCACAACGTCCATTCGACCGAAGTTCTCTGGGTCTACGGAAGCCGCCGCCGTGAGCCCGTGAATTTGACTGAACATGACGCTGAGTTTACCGCCAAGCTGAGATACGGTGGTCCTTCGTCTCGCATCGGCAACGATTCCGTCTATGGCCTCACGCAGAGGCTTCACGTCATTTCCAGCGATCTGTTTAAGCCATTGCTTTAGCCCCTGGTAGTTCTCCATCCCAAAGGCGTCCTGGATGTCGGCGGCCACTCCCTTGTTTCCCAGGATTCGGCTGGCGTCAATTACCCACTCTCGCATGGAGAGGTCATGGGTGACATCGGACATATGCCGGACGAAGCCGCTGCCATCGAGTGAGACGGCGTAGCGAGCATTTTCGTTTCGTTGCTTAAGGAAGCCCTGTTGAGTGGCGGCCTTGAAGGTTACGGGAGGATCATTTAGGGCGGCGTCCGCCTTCATGTTCTCGAATCCTCGAGAGACAACGCGGGGATCAGAGATTAGCGGGTAGTACCCGCCGCGGTACTCTCCAAACTTGGTCTGGATGGGCTTGGCCTCTACCCAGGTTGGCTCAAATCCGGTGACGCGGCGGTGTAGGTCGGCCATGTCGGCCTTTCTCGATTCCATCCAATCGAGTTTTGCCTGTACAAGGTTCCAGTCTCGCTTATCGAGGTACTTGTCCAAGACGGAATTGATCTGTTCCTGGGTCCAACCCCTTCCCTCGCGGACCATCGTCTGGTTTCCTTCGGTTCCCTGGTTCGCGGCCAGGGCAATGAGGTTGTCCTTGGTAAACCGTCCCTTGGGGTCGAGCTCGGGGATGTAGATGGGCTTGTGCATGTCCCTTAGTTCTTTGGCTGAATAGGCGGAGTGGATCTCGCGGAGCTTTTCCGCGTCGGCCACGTTTATCTCGCCGCGCCTGTCCATGGCTTTGTCTTTGGACTCGATCAAAGCGTCCTGCCACGGGCCCCTCATCTTGAACCCATCCAGTTCACTCATGAAGGTTTCGGGGGCGATGAGGTTGTTGACAAGAACGTCCTTGGCGTGGGTCAGCTTCTCCCAATTTCCGACGTAGGTTCCAGCCCCAGGAGTCTTGCCGTGGTCGGCATTGGCTAGTTTCGCTTCGTGGAGTTTGCTGGCCAGGTCCTCGAGCATCATCCCGCGAGAGATAACGAACATGTTGTTTTCGGCGTTCGCCACATGCTTGATGTTCGATAGGGCGTTCCGAACGTCGCGCAGTTCGGGAACGGTCAGATTTTTCCAGCTCTTGGATATCCCCTCATCCTGAAGCCACTGGGGGATGCTTACCATCTCTGGCGCCTTCTCCTGCATCCGGGCAGTCCAGGCGGCAAGATTCTCCGTTCGCTTTGATGGATCGTAGTCAGGGCGGTCAAACCCGAAACGCTTCATGATGGCGGCGGCCTGTAGGAAGTGATCCTGCTCCTTCCAGCTTTTTAGTTCGGCATTCTGCTGCCTTTCGATTGAGTCGTGCATGGACTCGATCTGATCGCGGGCCTTAAGAGATTCCATAGCCAGGGCGTGGCTGGTCAACTGCTCCTGCTTGGCATTGGCAGCCTCCTGTAAGTCGCCGGACTTGGCCGCCCTCTCTGCTCGTACCGCCGCGTTTCTCTCGGCGGTGTAGTAGGCCCTAAACCTTCCCGCAGTCTCCACGGGCTTGGCCGCAATGGCTTCCTTGGCCGTTTGCTTGGCCAGTCCCCACCTGACCGATGCCTGGACACGCTGCTCCTGGGCCTGGTCGGCGCTGAGTTCTCCCAGGTTGCCCATCATCCGTTCATAAACAATGGCTTGCATAGCCAGCAGCTCGCCGCTCTTTTCCGTATGGACAGCCTTAAGAGCCTCGGCCTTCATGGCGGCGGTGTCCTTGAGGTCCGCAAATTGGGACATGTGGGACTTGAGCCGGTCCTTTACTTCGGCCTTAAATGCCTGGGCGGGGTCTGTAATCAAAAGCTTATGGGCCATCTCGTCTGCGCTTGAAAACCCGCTCATCTCGGCGACGGCTTCAAATCCGAGAGAACCTTCCTCGCTCAGTTCCCCGTTGATGTACTTGTTGGCGTGTTTCCACAAGGCGTCATTGCCCATCTTGAGCAGGGACACGGCTTTGAACACGGGCTCCTGGTTGACCTGATTCTCTATTTCCTTCTCAGCCCGCGCGCGCTCCTTTTCGATGGCCTCACGGTTCTTGGCTTTGAGTTCTTCAAGCTGGGGCTTGAGCAGGATCTTCTCCGCCTCTTTCCGGGCGGCTTCCTGCATCTTGTCCAGCTCGGCTTTCGCCCGGGCGTCGATGCCTTTGATTGGAGCAGACGCTTGTCCCGTTTCTTTCTGGGCCTGGGCAACGGCATCGGCCGTGGCTTTTTCCCGTTGCTCCAACGGAGACAGATTGGTTGGCGTCATCGAGGCGCCTGGGAATGTATTGGTGACTTCTTCAACCTCCTTGAGTTTAGAAAGAAGCGCTTTTGGTATCTCAAGGCCCATGTGCAAATTGATGATCGCGTCCTGAACAAGGGCGTCGTGGAAGTCCAGTAGTTTTTCTGGGCTTAAAGATTTAACGTCAACGTCGGGATACAGGCTCTCCGCGCGCGCCTTGGCCAAATCTATGACGTCCTGTTCCGAGTGGCCAAAAACGCTGGCGTCATTCATTAACGATTGTTTATCTGGATACCCCTTGAACTTGGCCGCGATGTCCCTTATACTCTCTGGTGATGGAGAAGAAGAAAGGATCGGGTAAGTGGACTGACCTTCTCGGGACCCCTGGCTTGGCTCGAATGGGTCCGTATGCTCGGCTGATGGCCCTGCACTCGTCGTTCCTTGCTGAATCAAAAGACGACCAGTCTGCGGATCAATCCGGTAAGCCGAAACCTCCGCAGGCTTAATCCCCTCCTTTTCGGCCATCCGCTTAATCATGTCCCCGCTGATGGGATAGCCCCCGTTCTCCGCGATCAGCTTGAACAGTTGCGCGGAGTCCGAACTCAACGCAAGGGCGATGCTCTCCCCTGGCCTAGCAGTTGTCGTCGCGTCTTTGAGAGCCGCAAGGTTCCTCTCCTGAAATTCGTTGAAGCTCTCGTTTCCGAGTTGCTTTGAGTTGGGGTCCTTGGACCAGGCTTCAAGCGCCTTCTTCAGAATGGGCTTGTACTCCTTCAGCGGCATTCCGTCTATGTCGGCCTTGAGGTCGATGGCCGCAAAGCGAGGATCGGGCGTGGTCTGTCCGATTGCCTTTCCCGTTTGCTTCGTCCTCTCCGAGTCGGATGAATAGACGCGGGATATGTTTTGGTCCTTCAGGTCCTCTGCGACCTTGGAAACCTGCTCCTGGCCTTTCTCGGTCAGTCCCAGGTCCTTGAACTTTGGGCCATGGGTCTGGGGTTCGGCCAATATCCCCCTGGACTTTTCCTCTGCGGTGGGTTCAGCCGAGGAGTCTATGGCCGTCTCTCCGTGGTGAACGATGCGAAGGTTTATGGAAGACGGATCGGCGGCGGGCATCTCGCCTTTCGCGGGTGCCTCATTTTCCTCTTTTGACTTGGCCTCTTTGATGGCGTCTTTGGCCTGGTTTACCGTAAGGCCTTCAGGGGATGACTTCACGTCGTCACCAAAGGCGTCCCTGTGGCTGTCCATTTCGGCGCTGAGGTATTTGCCGGCCGGGATCTCCACGTCTCCACCGGAAGCCTTGGCCGCGGCGTAGGACTTCTCAATTCCGAGTTTGCGGGCCATGTCCTCGGCATCGGGTCCAAAATGGGCGTCCCATTTTTCAGCGGGAACATGGGCAGGAGGATGGGCGTCGTCTGCTACTCTTGAGAATGCCCCTGGATCGCGGGTGCGGAGCTTGGATGACTTTGCGGCTTCTCCCATGCGTCCCCAGGTTATCCCGGCGATGTGAGCCCCCGTCAGCATGATGCTGTTCAGGGCCGCCTCCCTAAAGGTTGGAAGCTTGCCTTCAAGGGCCGCTCCAGCCGTGGTCATGGCCGCTACTTCGGCGCCTTTGGTCAAAATCGTCCCCGCACCCAAGGCCGCAGCGCCAGCGCCAGACAGGGCCATGGCGACTCCGACGGCCCCTTGCTTTGCCGCCGTTTCAGAGATGGTCTTAGCCCTTCGGATCAACTCGGACACGGAATCAATATCCCCGTGCGTGTAATGCTCGATCAGGGATTGGCGCAGGGCGGCCGGCAGAGCAAACCCCGCGGCGGCTGCACCGAGCGGACCTCCTGGAGTCCCGGCGATTCCTCCAACGATCATCTCGGGCAGATCGCTTATCATCCCCGCTGCTGCCGATGCGGCTTCGTAGGAGAACGGAGGATTTTTTCCAAGCGTGATCTCGGGCATTCTGCCCATGACTCGCAACCCGGTAGCCGAGCCTTCGAACCCAGCCTTGGCCGCTTCGAGCAATGACGTTGCGGTCCTTCCCACCCGTGCGTGATCCTCCATCTGCGTTAGGCTGGGGAAATCGTCCCACGCCTTGGCCATCCCCGTGGGGTCGCCAACCAGTCGAAATACTGCCCCGAATCGTCGCTTCCAGGCATCGTCAAAGGCTGGCATCTGCGCCGACTTCTCCACGTCCTTAATGTTGGCCAGGGCGTAGTTCGGGTCTATTCCCGTTCCATTGGCAATCTCCTGAGCCTTTACGACGTGATCCGGGTTGTACTTGGAGGCTTCGTTATAGCTGTCATGTAGGGACGTGTCCGCGTTTGGGATGTCCGAAAGCGGATCAGAAGCCGTTGACGTTTGAGTCGATGCGGAAGGAATATCCGCTAGGGGATCGTCGGCCATTATTTCAGGAGCTCAGGATGCTTTTCCAAGACCGTGCTAATCGTAGATGCGTTGATGGGCTTGCCGTGCTTCGCCAGGAGCAGGATCGCCTTGCTCTCGTTGGTGTCGGGGGCCAACTTGTCGGGTCCTCCCAATGTCTGAGCCAAAGCGGAGGCAGCGGCCAGGCCGCCGACGGCTTTTACCACGGGCTGATTCTTCTGTAGAGACTCGTCTATTTCGTACTGCGGGAGCATCTGTTTTCCAAAGCCAAAGAATCTCGGGGCCCCGGTCGGGATCTTCTTAAGTTGCTCCATGTAGATGTCGTAAACAGCATCACGACTCCTGTTATTTCCCTCAATAACTTTTTGCTTGAGAACATCCAGGAAGGCTCTCTGCTCATCCTGATAGGGCAACTTCGCCCGAAATTCGCTTCCGTTCTTTATCGATTCAAGCGCATCCTTCTGACTTGCTGGCACCGAAGACCACGCATCATCGATTGAGGCGGGGTCCCTCTTAAACACCTTATCGAAGAACTCATCCGCAGCCTCGCGGTCCTTGCCGTTGATGAATTTGCCCTGCTTGATGAACTTATCATGGACAGCGTTGCGATTGGCCGCGGGATCCTGGGCTGCTTTATAGATCCCTAACTTGGCGGTGTCGAGGAGAATAGCACCGCGCTGCTCTATGCCTTTGTTCTCGGCCGCGATCTGAGACTGGAGTCTTCCGAAAATCAGATTCCCATGGCCGGGCGGGAGCGGATTCGCACCCTTCTCCTGCTCGTCGATCTGCCGGCGCACAAACTCCTGGGCCTTGATCTCATCTATCTGACCGTCAGGCGTCCGTAGCGCCCCATCGCTTACAACGGATTTCGTCAGGGCTTCGGTGTACTGGTCGATGCGGGCACCGTTGATGTGGTTCTGGATGGCAGCCTTTGCAGATGGAGAAGCCGAGCTAGCGTCTAAAATCTTCTGAGCGTCCTGCCAGCTCTTGGGCGCGTTGGCCTCAACGGCGACCTTGGCCAGTTGGTCCACATGATCCTGAACCAGTTTGTTGATGACCTCAGGAGGATGGCCCTGTTTCTTGAAGTACACGTCATTGGTGATGGTGTCGCGCAGGTTCTTCTCGGCAAGAGTGATGGCGGGGATGAGCTTTCCCGTGGATGGATCTTCAACGGCGGTGGGAGTGACAAGGGCTCCGTTCTTAAGGCTGGAGTCGATGTTGGCCTCGTTGATAGCCTTGGACGCCGCCTCCGTCTGCTCCAGAACGTGATTGATGAGCTTCCCACGGTACATGGAGTCGATGGCGTCAAAGTCCTTCTCCAAGGACTTCTGCTGGTAAAGCGATTTGCCCTGCATGAACTGGTCCCGCAGGGAAGGCTTGGCGGGTTGACCTGGCTGGGCAGGAACGCCCTTACGCATCTGGTCGAACTCCTCGAGGGCCTTTTCGGAATTGACGCCCTGATACTTTACCAGGAGCCCGTTCTGTGGATCGGCCAAGACGTTTTGGACATGCTCCTTGTAGGCTGCCTTAGTGGCGTAGTCCTCTTGCTGGGCCCGGAGGCGGTCGCGCATGACTAGATGTTGCTCGAACTCGGAACCCAGTTTCTCTATCCCACTTCCCACCCCAGCAACAGCCTCGGCCACGTTTGCCGAAGAAATCGCTGGAGTCATCGGCTGGACGCGGACCTCGGGAACACCGGGAGTCTGAACCGGGACGGATGGTCGGTAAACGGGAACTTCCATTTAGTTCACGCTCCTATCGCCCCTTGAACCGTATCTTCCCGAATAAAGATCGCCCATGTACCATGAATTGGCCACGCTGCCGGCGCCGCCTAATAGGCTGGAAAACTGCTGGACCTTGGAGGCGTTGATAGCGTTCCTGCCGGCGATGTTGTATCCAGCGGCCTGGGCGCCGTAGTTCATGGTCGCCATCTTTGCCTCGATGTCGGCGTTTCTGGATTTCATGTCGGCGTTCAGGCGCAGGGCCATCTCGTCCAGGTTACCCTTGTTGAGCGTGTCCTTTATGATGTCCTGGGCGGAGCGAGAAGAAGCGCCGACCCCGGAAACCACGGAGGCTTTCTGAGTGCCGACGGTTTCATTTATTCGATCCGTAAGCCGGCGCTGCTCATCGGCCGTTTCTGCGCCGATCTGATACTGCTTGGCCGTTCCTTCGGCCTCGGCCAGACCCGCATTGATTCTGGCGCTGTCGGCCAGGTAGCCGTAATAGTCGGAACTGGCCTTTCCAGCCTGTCCCTCGGCAAAGGCGGATAGCCCAGCCCCCCCTAAAGCGATGGCCCCCGGAACAGCCGCGGCTCCCATGCTAGATCCTCCTCAAAACGAATCCAAGGAACTGCGTCCCGCCAAGCGCAATCGGTTCACCTGAAAACTGCGCTCCGCAGCTCTTGAGCCAGCGGATAGTCGCCATGTAGCGAACGTCAACATAGTTCCAGAGTATTGGGAAACGCTCCAGGTATGTAGCTATCACGCGCCTGCTCATCTTAACAAAAGTCTTTTTGATCTTTCCCATTTCTGGCGAACCTAGGAGCCAGACATTCGCGCTATTGCCAAGGAGCGAATCGGGCACGACGCCCCACATTCCCACGACAGAGCCTTCAACTTCCACACTAGAACACATGATGGACCGTGAGAAGGAAGACCGCAAAGCCGCTTCAGTCGATTGATAACCCGCCGCGATGATTTCTTTAGCATCGGCCTCCCTCAAACTTCCCTTGAGCTGCGCGATGTCGGATTCCATTGCTTCCCGTATCTTAATTTCCACCAGGCACCACGTCGCTCAACACGTCGAGCAAGGTAAACGGCAGCGGGTCAATCCCGCGAAGGCAGATATGCGAGCCGTACTGATACCCCGACGGCAGGGTCACGTCCGCGATCCCGGTCACGAGCGGCAGCGCCGTGTCCATGTGGGTTGACGGGTCGCGCTGCATGATGTCGGCGATGGCGTCGAAGCTGCCGCCGTCCTTGTCGGTAACTCCACCGTAGTCACTGGCCGGGTCCGTCGTGGAGATGTACCCGCCGCGAGAGTTCCACACGCGAATCTTGGCGCGCGGTTGCTTGACCCTCTGACCCTGGAGAGGCATTTTCTGGTTCGGCGTCTCAATGTCGAGCAGGCCAACGTCCCACACGGTACCGATTCCGACGGTGACTTTGGAGGCCGCGATTCCGTTCGGGAGAGTGATCTGCCCGCCAGCGACGACGATTGGCGTACCGTCGTTGATCCCGTTGGCAACCACGTTCCCGTCGGCCAGTACGGCAACCGTGTAGCCGTTCAGGTGCGAGAGCCCGGTGATCGTCGTCGTCGGAGTTCCGCTGTACTGCAAGCCAGCGTCCACGAACCACTGATCGGCCGGGACGGTGCCCTGATCCCGAGGCTTCAGGACCTCGATGAAACGGGTTCCGCTGCGGTTGACGACGAACCAGACCTCGTTGATTCCTAGCGTCTGATTCGGGATCACGGCCACGCTCTCAAACAGCCCGCCCTTCGTGTCGTGGCGGTTCCAGGCGTTCATCTCCTGGGCCCGGTCGTAGGCGCAGGAGAGCAATACCCCGTCGCTCCTGACGGCCCAAATGATGCTGTCGGGCTCCTGCTGGTAGGCCATCTGCTTGATGGTGTAGCCCGTGAACATATGCTGGGACGAAACGCTGATGTTGTCGCCCATGAACCCGTTGACGGCGAGCTGGAAGATGAAGTTCCTGACGACAGTCCCCATCTGCTGAATCAGGATGATCTCGTTTCCGACGATGACGGGATCAATCGGGTAGCTGCCGCGATGGTCCATCGGCGTCTGCTGGATCGAGGAGGCAGAGTAGACCCCGTTCGCGCCAGGAGCAAGACCAAAGGCCGTATCGTTCGAGAGCGCGATCAACGCCTGGGGCATAGGCACCAGAGCGTTGACGGAGTTGAGCTGCCGAGAAGCCAAGACGACATCGAACCCATCGTCATCCTGAACCGGGAAGCTGTCTCCGAAATCGAGATAGGAAGCCGTCTTGCTGTGCCAGACGGTATTCGGCTGCGTCATCGTAGAAGCCCACGTCGAGCGGTCCTGGTAGAACGCTACGCAAGCGGGCCAGCCGCGATAAGTAGACCACGAGCCCTCAGACCACTGGTAGGTCGCCGACGTGCTGGCGAGCCCGGAGCTGTCCTTGTTCGAGAGGTTCTGAACAGTAGCCGTTGCGCTGGTCGTGCTTGCAACGGCGGTGATCTTGACGACGCCGGTCCAGTCGAAAGAACTGGAGGTCAACGAGACGACGGCGCTGCCCGAGAACGCAACCGTGGGGTCGCCTGAAACGCGCAAGAGACACTGACGGACACCGGTCTGACCGGACGTGTTGAAATTCGTGCTGGCCCCGTTTAGGGCTTGAACGAGGTTCCAGTTGTTGCCTCCGTCGGTGGAAACCTCGATTCGGATTTTCCCGGTCCAGGTTCCGGTCGTGATGACGGACCAGTTCTGGCCACACTGGATTGCCTGCGAGACGCTGGCGCTCGATATGTCGAACGTCAGGGTAGGCGCTGCTCCGGTGGTCCCGTTAACGGTCGCCGCAGGGGTTCCTCCGCCGTTGACCGTCTTCTGCGCGCGTATCAGACACGCCGTCTTCGTCGTGGCAACGCTCGTCGCCGCCTGGTTAGTCGTGTAGCTTGCGAGCGTGTTCCAGGTTGCCCCGGCATCATCTGAACGCTGCAAGACAACCGTGTCCCCGGTTCCACTGAGAGAGGTCAGCGTGATAACCGCCGTGTCGCCAGCGGGGACAGCAGCCGTTGCGGAGTTGAGCGCGGAAAGCGTCGTCGGTCCAGTCGAGTTTCCGTTTCCGGTCAGGGCGACGGTCGCGGTTCCAGAGAAAGAAAGCGCCGACTGCATGATGGCGCGCATATAGCCGTTCGTGAACCCGGTGCTACCGCTTACGGTCGTGTTGCTCGTCACGGTCGCAACCGTGGTCCAGGTCACGTTGTCGGGAGAGGTCTGAATCAGGATCGTCCCCGACCACGTTCCGCTGATCGTCGCCGACCAAGTGCTGTTCGTCGGAATCCAGTTTACGACGGACGCCGAGAGGCTTGGCGTGATCGTCTGCCCGACTATGGTCCAAATCATCTGGAACAGAGCGTCAACATGCCCACTCTGAAACAGGCTCTTGGACGAGGTTAGCGTTACGGAGCCAGAGATGTCCGACGCCGTGATCGTCCAAGTCGTGTCCGTGTTCTCGGGCATGAAAGGCCCGTTCACGAACGCGAAATCCGCTATGGTCCAGCTCGTCGCACCTGTGTAGGTTAACTGCTGAGGCTTGTAGTTTGGATGGGCAAAGTACATCACATCAGCAGATTGCGTGAACTTGAGCTGGAATAAATCAGCCGCCGCCCATGGTGTGGAAATTTCGTATGCCGACATTCCAGATTGCACCTGCGCGTCTGCCGTATAGAAGCGGGCGTAGAAGTCGCCAAGTTCGATGATGTAGGCAACGCTGCTGCTGGCGATGAACTGGATGAGCCTGACGGCGTGAGACGAGTCGCCAGCAGCCGCGACGTACATCGTGCCTGGACGATTGCGGACGCCGCCCTGCGGCATGGTGTTGACGTTGCGGCCGGTTCGCAGGGCAGTCTTGTACTTCTGGATATCCGTCCGGCCCCAAAGCGCCGGGGTGACTTCTCCACCTCCGAACGTGCTTTGAGTGTCCCGCAAGAGCATCAGTATCCCCGCACGTTCTCGTAGTCCGAGCTGGTCGGGCCATGCTCAGGCTGCTCGGTGAGGTTGAGCCGGAACGCCTTGCTCATCTCGATTTCTAGGTCCTTGTCGATGTCGGCCTTGAGTTCCTTGTCGCCAGTCAGCGGCGAGACGATGCGTTGGGCGATCTTGAGCGACAGAGCGACGGCGAACGAATTGCTGAACTGACTCGTGTCGGAGATGTCGGCCGTGTACTTGCATATGGCCTGCTGAATGTTGCACGCGATAGCGAGTTCGTTCGTGCGCCGCGAGCGGATGATCTCGTAGCCGCTTTTCTGCGCCTCAAGCCACGTTCTGAACTGCGTCTCCGCGTAGCCGGACCACTCGGTCAGTCCCGACGGAGAATGGACGTTGTAGACCTTGTGGACGAATAGGACGTTTGGCGGGTAGGCGTAGATGTAGGCCCACGGGAAGACGGCGTTGTGCGCCGTGATGTTGTTGTCCGAGTTGTTCGAGCCTGGGTCCGTGGCCCAGTCCGGGAAATCCGCAACGCCAGTGAACTCGCCGATCAGGTTGAGCTTGAAGACCTTGCGCGCGAAGCTCCAGTCGCACTCCTCCAAGAGCTGGCGGCGCATGGGGTGGTACCAGCGGTTTACCATCCTGGCGATCTCGTTGTTGTCGCCCAGGGTTAAAATTGGCTTGGTGTTGATGTTGGCGAGCGCCAAGTTCGCGATATCAACATCCGACAGGGGCTGGGGCACATTCCCTCCTGGCCAGCGCCGCCCCGCGATCACGCAACGGGGCGGCTGCGGCTAGTCTATCTGACGTTCTGGAACTGAGTCGGGTGAAGACCAGCGCCGGGAGTCTCGCCGTGAAGGACCGGCTTGCCCACGGGCGGGTACAGGATCGCACCGGACTCAAGCGCCTTGCCGTCCAGGCCCTCGATCTCCGACTGCCTGGCCTTGACGAGATTCTTGTTGCCGATCTTGACCTTGGCCTTGGAGTTCGGATCGCGGGCCAGGGCCTTCTTGTCGGGCACTTCCTCGGCGAACTTGCCGACCTTGAGCTGACGCTCCTGCTCCTCGCTCAAGCCGACGTAGCCACCGGCATCGTACTGAGAGCCGAAGATTTCGCAGGTGTTGACGACCTTGTAGACGTTCATTTTTATTTCTCCTGTGTAGATTCCGTCGAGAGGCCCCCCACCCCACAGGAAGGGCGGGGGAACCTCAAGACGGCGCGAATACTACTGAGCCAAGATGCCCTGAGCGACGGCTTCCTGGATTTGACCGGACTGCGTGACGTAGGACGCGGCCTCGCGGAGCGCGATGTCAACGACCTCCGTGTCCAGCGTGATGAACGACTGAACGACGCCCGCCGTCATCACGGCCGTACCGATCCGGTAGACGACCCGGATGTAGCGCGCCATGCTGGGCAGCAGCCGCGCCACCAGCAGGTACGAGTTGATGGACGGCGCGACGGAGCCGCCGGTCGTGAACGTCGGCCCCACGATGCGGTCGGTCCAGGTGACGGGACCATTGGGGCTCATCGTCAACGACGTGTCCGGCGAGTCCTGCACGACGGCGGCGATGGTGGACGAGCTGCCCGCGAACGCAGTCCGAACCTGGACCACGATCCACGGAGCCACATACGCACCGCCACCGGGGGACGAGAAGTTCAAGCCCCCCACCATCTGGTCGATGTATCTCGCCGACGCATTGTCGGCGATTGCAGTCGGAGCATCCCCGCTGGCGAGGTCGCTCAAGGTAAGTTGCGTGTCAAGGATCATTTCTTTTGCCTCCTCCCCTCGGGGATTACGACGTGAACAGGAACGCGATGGGAACCCTGATGTACCAGAGAACCGCCCCACCGCTGCCCGGATCGGTGTTCACCGAGATGGTGAACGAGACGCCGTTGGAGATCGAACTCCCAACGACGTATGCCGCATTGGTGCCCTTCGTCAGAACGCCGCTCAGGATCAGGTCCCCGGTTTTGGCCAGGGCATCCGTCACGGTGACTGAGGTGTCTCCGCTTGCGACCGTTGCGGTCCCCATGTTGGGGATGAGCTTCTGGAGATAGCCCCATCCCCCGTTCTGCGAATTGCGGCCGGTGGTCAAGAAACGCGGCTTGAGAACGCCCATCCTAGCTCACCTGCGCTTCGGTGTTGAGGATCGCATCGCACCGATGGATGGGAATGCCCGCGAACCTCGTCAGCGTGTCGCCGTTCTGCAACTGCTCCGTGGAGAGCATGTTGTTGAACTTGTTCATGGCCTTCACTTCCAGGTAGGTCTTCACCACCCGGTTGCAGTACCAGAACGCGCGACCCTTGTTGAGGTCCTGGACGTAGTTCTTCGCCTGGATCATGTTCTTGAGCAGGTTGGCGGACTGATCGTTGTCGTCGCCCGCCGACTGCAAGGCCACCACGTCGATGTTGGCGATGCGCGCCGCCTGACGCCAGTCGCGCGGAGCCAGACCGACGTTCGCGCGGTAGATGTCCACCCACGCGAGGTACTGAGCGCCGATCCCACGACCGTCATCGACCAGCCAGCGTCCCAGGTCCTCATGGCTCACGCCAGCCTTGGAGCCCTTCGGGAAGAACGCGGTGATGCCGTTCTCGCCCCAGCAGACCAGCCACAGCGACGTGTTGTTGCCGTTGGACGGCGTACCGAACGTCTCGCCCTCGGAGTTCGTCGAGGCGTCGAACACGTTGCGCCCGGAGTCCGGGGCCGTGGACGACGGGTTCACCAGAGCCTCGGGGCTCTGCTGATACGCCGCGTTCAGGTTCGCGTAGTACGCGCTGAGTCCGGTGAAGCGATCCGGGTTCACGCGCACGTCGCCGTAGAACATGGTCGAGGCGATGGTCTGCCCCATGGACTCCATGAACGGCGAGACTTCGCTCAGGCGCAGGCCGGGGCCATCCGAGGCCATCCCGACCAGACGCTCATCGACCTTGCCCAACCCTTCGAGCCACGCAGCGGTGAAATGAATCTGCTTCGTGGTGGACTTCGACGGCTGGATACCGGCGTTGAGCTGCCGGAACGCGACGGCCGGAAGACCCGTGCGAAGAGTCGTCAGGTGGCCGGTGGTGGTGTTGCCCTCCACGAAAGACGCATCCTGAACGATGGCGTTCTCGCGGCTAAGGATTTCGACGATAGGCAGGCTCCCGATCTTGCCTTCCGGGTCAACGCGCTTGGCCCAGTCGAGAAGGGTGAGCTGTCCTTGTCCGATTGCGGTAGCAGGCATTATTCCTCCTTGGTTGGATTTTTATTTCCGGGCACCGTTCTCGTCGAACATCTTCGGGAACATGCTCCGGTACTGCGCTTCCTTCGGGTCGGTGATTCCAGCCCTGGAACCTTCTCCAGGTTTCGCTTCGCCCAGCATCTTGCCGAGCTTGACGAGCCCCAACGCCATCTCGGGGTGATCCCCAAGACCGGAGGCCGTCAACAGCTTTCTGAACTCGGGCGACCAGAAGGCATCCAACGCGCGTCCGGCGTGGCCCAACTCCTTCTCCCAGTCCGCGCCCAAAGCCTTCTTGGTTTCTGCCTGCCAAGAAGCGATCTGCTCTGCGCGCATCTTGTCTGCCTGGGCGACGATGGCCTCGCCAGTCGCTTTTGCGTGTTCAGCCTGTAAAGACACCAACTCCTGTGCGGCTTCCTGCGAGAGGTTGAGCTTCTTGAACACGGGCAGCGCCTTGTCGGCGAGCGCCTTGTCCAGAGTCATTCCATCCGGCAGTTTGAAGTCGGTGTAGCTCTCGGGTGCGCCTTGCTTCGTTGCGGGTGCTTCTCCCGGCTTTGGTTCTCCGGGTTTTGGGTCGCCCGCTTTCGCGGACTCCAAAAGCGATCCGGGCGCGGCCTTGGGGTCAGGCTGCGCCGCAGGGGGTGCGGCGGGTGCCGGGTTGGTCGCAGGAGCCGCAGCAGCGGGGGCGGGCGCAGGGGCCGGGGCAGGCGTTGCGGCTGGAGCGGCAGGGGGCGGCAGCGTTTCAGCGGGCATGTTTTATTTCTCCTGTGGGTCTGTGGGTTGATGCGCGATCTTGAGCGGGTCTTCTTTGTACTGGGCGCACCAGACGTTCGGGTACACGGTCGGAAAGAAGCTGTCCGCGTTCGGCGGGAGATAGTGGCAATCCCCGTGACTGCCCTTCGGCGTCGGAAAGTAGTTCCGGCACGTCCGGCAGCTCTCCACCTTGGGCCGCAGGTGCGCGTAAGGATCAGTCAGCATTCTGTTTCTCCCGCTCCTTTCGAGACTTCGCGTCAGACGCCGCCTCGCGCTCCATCTGGTAGTACACGCCCGGATCGACGGCCCTTAGCATGTTGTAGATTTCGACCGCCATGGACCTGCGCCCGACGTGGTGAGACATGATCGTCGGGTTCGGGTCGCTGTCTGCTTCCATGAGTCCGCCGTTCTTGAGCAGGCGAAAGAACACGCGACGGACCTCGACATGGCTCAGGGCTTGCCGGAGATCGCCTTCCTCGCCTTCCTGAACGAGTTTTTCATCTCGCTGCGGGTTTAAGGCCAGTGGGTCGGACTCTGCCTTGAGCCGTTCCTCCTCGCGCCGCAACAGCAGCTCGACGCGCTCAAGCTGATCTTTCACGCTGGGCGGCTTGGGTTCCTTGGCCATTACGCGGTTACCTGCGGCTGTATGCCCGTGATGTGTTCGAGAGCGTTGCCTGCGCCGAGCTGGGTATCTGCCAGGTTCTTCGCGGCCACGGTAGCGGCCATAGCGTCATGCTGGGCCTGAGCCACAGCCGCCTGCTTGGCCCGGTCCTGGCGAATCTGAGCTACGACCTCGGGCGGGTTCATGCACTTCTCAGAGACGCCGATGGTTTCCATCTCATCGCGCGCCATCTCGTCGAAGTTCACCACGTCCAGGGCATCGGGTTTGATGGCTCCCATGTTGGCCATGTAGGCGAGTCCCTTCTCGTTGGCCGCAGAGGCGACCATCTGCTGGGCCTGAGCCAGCAGGGAGACGTACTTCGGCGTGAGCTGCATACCCTGAATCTCAGGCGGGGGCGGCGGGATCAGACCTGCGCGGAGGCAGATCATAAACGACCGCTCGATTGCCGGGTCGAACATCTCGGAGAACACGCGCTCAAGAACGGGGCCAAGTAGCAGCAGCTTCTCCTCGTGACGGGCTGCGATTTCAGCCGCCGTCTTCTTCGAGTCGTCTGCTGACAACATGGCCGCAAATAGGTCGGTGTAGAACCACTCATCGAGGTCCCGGTAAAAGCTGTTCAGGAACTCCATGCCGTCCTTCACGTCGATGTCCACCTGATAGGCGGGCTGGGCTCCGGGGTTGGGAGTCGTGGCGCTGGAGCGCGTGATGCCGTTGGGCTCCATGCTGACGTGTCCCTGGACCGATCCGCTGATGACGACGGGCGGAGATACTTTCTTGGCCACGCCTAGGAGCAGGTCCTTCTTGAGACGATATGTGGACTTCACGTCGCCCAAGGCATACGTCCCCGGCCCGATGCCGTAGGTGTCCGCCGTGGTCACAGTGTCCCATCGCGGACACACGTTCGGGAACTCGTTGTAGCCGCCACGGTAGAGCGCCTGGTCGGGCGGAGCGTCGGCTTCCCAAGTGACCTGCCGGAACTTCATGCCCTCGTAGCCGATCTTGCCGTCAACCTTCGTGGTGTTGGCCTCGCAAATCTCGTAGAGCAGAATGAACGTGTCGCGCTGGCCAGCCTTGTACGCTGCCTGAGTCTTTGCCGAGCAGTTCTCCCAGCCGTACTCGTTGACGACGTTATCGACCGTCTTCCAGAACTGGCGAGCCTTGGCGCTCACGCGGCCGGACTCGTCGTTGGCTAGGTAGTATTCACCGGCCGTGTAGGCGCGAGCCCGAAGCACCGTCTTGAAGTCCTCGAAGATGCCGAATGAGCCGGTGCCGAACATGCCCAGCTCCTCGTAGGTCTGATGGAAAGCGTGGTAGATGTTGGAGCGCGCGAAGACGCGCATCATTATGTCTCGCACGGTCTGGAGCCAGAACTTTACCGGCCCGAACTTCTCCAGGTCCTTGTCTGGAAGTCCGAGAATCCACCACGGCCTGCTGGGAGTGCTGAGTCCCGACTGCATCCCGGCAGCGAGCGTCCGAACGCATCGCTGGGGCCTGCCGCTGATGATGAGGCGATGGTCGATCTGCGCGTTCCAGT